AATTGGACATCAACAGAAGGTCGATTCTTTACAACGCTAAAAGGTGCGATTGATGCAGGTAAAGAATGCGATTCAACAGATGATGTAGCGATTGTTGAAATGGTGTTACAAGGTAATGAATTTGTAGAGGTTAAGCGTTATGAATCAAATGGCGAGTTGATGCAAGAAGTTGAGGAAGGATGCTAAAGAGTTGTACGTACTGTGGTGGTATTCATAAGCGTGGACAACGGTGTGCATCTAAGCCAGTAGCTACAAAGCAGACCACATACATTGATAGATTCAGATGGTCAAGGGCATGGAAGAATAAGCGAGCGCACATTGCTGATCGTGACAAACATCTGTGCCAGGTATGCTTACGAAACTTATACAATACTCAGATGCAATATAACTTTACAGACTTAGAGGTGCATCACATAGAGCCTATAGCTAATGCCTGGGACAAGAGGCTTGAGGATGACAACCTTATATCTTTATGTCGTTATCACCATGAGCTGGCAGAGAAGGGAACAATACCTGCAAAAGAATTAATAAATATTATTTTGGAGAGTACCCCCCTGGTATTCGGTGAAAAATCGTGAAATTACGGTACACCGACTGCCCCCATTTGCTCTAAAAAAATTCCCTAAATGAAAATTTTTAAGGAGGTGAGGAAATTGGCTAGACCGTCAAAAAGTGTGAAAACAATGAGCAAGAATTTAACGAAGGAAGAAATCGCAATTCGTACTCAAACAGAAGACAAATTAAAAGGTGCTGCCGATGAAATCTTGCCTCCTACACACCTGAATGCAAGGCAAAAGAAAATTTTCAATTTCATTGTGAAGGAGTTACAAGCAAGCGGGATTCTTGGTAATCTCGATATTTATATTCTAAGCACCTGTGCGGTAGCCATTGACCGAGTGCAACAAATTGAACGAATAATTAACAGGGATATTGAAAGGCTTTTAGACCGTAACTTATTGAGTGCTAAAGATAAGTATTCAAAAGAGTTTTTCCGTTGCTGTAATGAATTAAGCCTATCGCCTCAAAGTCGAGCAAAGCTAGGAAATATCAATTTCCAAGTTCGAGTTGAAGAAGATGATCCACTGTTAAAAGTATTGAGTGGTGGCAAAAAATGATATTCGAAAAGGCAGTAAAATACGCTGAAAGAGTTGTAAAAGGCAAAGAAATTACAACAAAAGAGGTCATTATTCAGTGTAATTGGTTCCTAAAGGATTTAGAAAAGCAGTATGAAGATGATTTCGATTACTATTTCGACATGGAAGAAATAGAAAAGATAGAGGGTCTATTAGAATTACTTAACTTTGCTACAGGTTTAGGTGTTGCAGGAAAAACAATATTAGAGGGCTTGGAAGGATTCCAGGCTTTTTTTCTTGTCAATATATTCGGATGGCGCTTTAAAAACGATAAAGAAAAGTTTAGATACCGTGATATTACATTGTTCATTCCACGTAAAAACGCCAAGACGTTCATTTGTGCCTTAATCATAATCATCTTAATGCTTACAGAGGATGATTATTCAGAGTTCTATTCTATTTGTTTGGATCGTGAGCTTGCAGGTGAAGTAAAAAAGGCTATGACACAAATTATCATGGCCAGCCCAGGCGTTGCTAAATACTTTGTGATTCCAAAAACGTTAAGTGGAAAAATTGTATGTACTTTAACAAATAGTTTTTACCAGGCGCGTACTGCAGAGGCGAATAGAAATAACTCAATCCGACCATCTGCTTTTATCGCTGATGAAGTGGGCGCATTTAAAGATTATAAGAATATAAATGCCATGAAATCAGGACAATTAAACGTTAAAAATCCATTACGTTTTAAATTAACAACGGCCTACGCTGAGGATAAATCGATCATGCTAGAAGAATTGGCCTATGCAAAGAAAGTCTTTAATGGATTTATTGAAGATGATCGTATGTTTGCGCTGCTTTATTATGCTGAGGACGAGCATTTATGGGACGATACAGGGCTATTACAGGCTAATCCATTGAGAGTTGAGGAAAACTATAACGAGATACGAGATAGCCGTAAATCAGCCATAGAAAAGCCCTCAGAGCGTGAAGAATATCTTTGTAAACATATGAATCACTTTTTACCTTCCAATAGTGGTGAAGCGTATGTAAATGTGGAAGACTTGCGGAAATGTAAAATGGATAATTTCGATTGGTCGGGCCGTCAAGTTTGGTTAGGTTTAGACTTGGCCATGACGAATGATAACTGTTCATTTTCGATGGTGACAGAGGAAGACATGCAAATATATGCTGATTCCTACGCGTTTGTACCGTCTGAGCGTATCCCTGATAAAAACCGAGTGGAAAAGATTAATTACTACGATCACATTAAGTCAGGGAAGTGTTTTTCTTGTGGTGATATGACTGTTGATTACGGCTTTATTGAACAAATGATTTTAGAGGTAGAAGAAAAATTCAGTGTGTTTGTAATGGGCGTAGCATATGACCGTTATAACTGCCTTTCTACTGCTCAGAAACTAGAAAAAGAGGGTTTAGTCACAGTGGAAGTAAAACAGCATTCAAGCGTATTACATCCAGCTACAAAGCTATTACGAGAAAAAATTATGGATAAAGAATTTCACTACACTGAAAATGAATTACTAGAAGAAAACTTCCAAAATGCAAAAGTAACTGAGGACACTAACAAAAATATTTATGTTAATAAGAAAAAATCAACTGGCAA